TACTATATTTCACACGCAGGAGGTCACTGGTTCGAGTCCAGTAGTCTCCACCAAAGAAAATCCTAGAGCCGCAATGGTTTTAGGGTTTCTTTTTGCCCACAAGATTTTGTGTTTGTTAGTAACATGTAAGTAACATCGCAATCCTCTAATCTTTCGAATTACTCCATTATATATTCTCAGATTAGCAACTTGCAGCGTGCCTATCAAGTCATCCATAATGCCCCATACCTGCTCCTCACTTTTTTGAAAATATAGATTTTTGCATAGTTGACTTGCATATATAAAATGACCCGCCCTCAATTGAGAGCGGGGTCATTTTAATGCTTGACGATATGTTCATAGTAGAGTTTGAGTTTGTCGGGGTTGGCGTCCTCGTCATCCAGAAATGCCCTGGTGATCGAAACATAGAAGTCCAGGGTATTCGCCGATGTTTTTTGGATGGCCTTGCAATAGTCAGAATAGATCATATTTATTGCAGCCCAAAATTGCGCCGGGTCTCCAGGTATGTTTCTTTGGGCCATGATCTGTTTAACCTGCTCCAGAGTCCAGTGCGGCCCTTTTGTTCCGTCGGCGTTTACCATATGAGATGTCCAGTCCTCTGCGTCAGCTAGAGTGAACGATTTATTAGATTGCAAATTGCTAGTTCTTGGGCGCTGGCCCTCCCACTGGCAAATCGCCTGATAGGCTCCGTTATATGTTGCCAGTCTGTCAGCCATACGGTCAGATGGTTCCTCGCCCATACACTCGGCAATTTTTAGCAGTAGCCAACCACGAGCTTCAGTTTCGCCCATAGGGCCACCCCCTTACTCCATCTCCATCTCGTTCATCAGACGCCGGATGGCGTCACGCTCACGTTCAGTTGAGGCATTATCCATCATCGTCTGTAGCTTATCCATCATGTCAGGAGATGCGTGTCGAGAATATCTTCCATCCCGGCTATAACGTCCCATGGAATCCCGCTTCCGGCCACGGTAGCTGGATCCTCTGCCATAGGTGCCGCGCATATCAGCCTCCCAATCGCCGGCCCGGCTGTAGCTGCCATCCTCTTCAAACATTTCAATCTTGTATGTCTTCTCAATGCCGCTCAGCATATTCTTGATGATCTCTACATCACCGATAGCAATTTTCCCGTCTTTGATGGAATCAGACAGGAGATCGCAGAGGATTTCTCTGACTTCACTGTATTCTCTCATGTTTTTCTCCTTTCACGCGATGCGCTCAACAATAAAATTACTGTTGGCTACCAGAATAGGCTGTGTGCTGGTGTTCTTTGCGGCGACGGTGACACAGCAGCCACGAGGGACATCCACCACAGCGGAAACATAAATATTGAAGAAATCCTCTGCGGCAGCCGGGGTGACGGTAGCGGTGGAAGCGTTCAGCGCCTCACCATTGATGGAGATCGCTGCCGTGATGGCCTCCACGGTCCCACCGGTAGGGATAGCAATATTCGCTCCAAAGGACACTTTGAATTTTGCCCGGCACTGGTTCGTTAGCCCGCGAAGAGTCACAAGTCCAGCGCCTTCCCGATGCACAATGCAGGGCTTGCCCGTGTTGGCCTCCTCAGTAAAAGGCACGTTCTGACCAGCGGCAACGGTTACGATTGCGCTGTTGCTGTATTCAGCCATAAACTTCATTCCTTTCAAAAAGATAGCGGCGAGGCTGTTGCCCCGCCGCATGGTTCAAAATCGGCACGGGGCCGAACATGTAAGCCTTTCTTACAAGTTGATGTATTGGGTTTTAGCAGCCGCAGCCGCAGGGATTGCAGCCACATCCGGCATAAGGATTGGGCACCTGATAGGCCGGGACCGGCATGGGATTGATGCGGCGGATCAGCTCGGCAGTCTGCGCCTCCTGATTGGCGGTGAAGAAAGCGTTCTGAGCCGCCTGAGAAGCCTGGAACTTCAGGCTCTGGTTTTCAGCCGTCAGAGTAGCAATCTTGTCCTGGGTCAGGAAGTCCAGGATTGCGCGGCTGTTGGCGTTGGCGTTGTCGATGATGTCCCGCGTGCTGTTCTGGATGGTGTTGCGGGTATCGCAAGCCTGAGTTGCCATGTCGTACCGGACGCCGTCAATGCTCCGCTGGGTATCGCAGCAGCACTGCGCCAGCTGGGCGCCGATGGCGTTAAAGCCCGCCTGCGTCTGATAGCCCAGGTTGCACACAGCGGTATCCACGCCATGGAAGCCGTTGCTCACGGCATCCCGGATGGAGGTCTGGCCGTTCTGGAGACCGTTCAGGGCGAAGCCCTCGTTGATGTCCGCCCTGGTGGCCCAGCCCTGACCAGAGGGAGAACCCAGGCCATTGCCGGAGTTACCACCCCAGCCGCCGCCATAGCCGCCCCAGCCGAACATACCGAAGATCAGGAACAGGATAATCCAGGAGGCCCAATCGCCGCCCCAGCCGCCGAAACCGCCGTTTCCGCCCTGATAGGCAGGAGTCACGGGCATGGTCATCACAGCGCCGTCAGAAGAAAGACTCATTGTGTTATCTCCTTTGTAGATTTATTTTCAAAACCCGGCCGGGATTTTGATTTAATGTAAGAAATACAAACTGTACTTTGCAAAATCACAAGAAAAATGTGAAGTACACTTTGCAAATTCACTTCACATTCTGCGGAAAGTGAAGTTCACTTCTTCACTTCCCAAACATCCCCCGCACCCCCTCAAACATCCCCTGCATCTGCTGGGCCTGCTTTTGGATTTGGTCAAGCTGAGCTTGTGTCAGCTCCCCGCTGGACACTTTTTCGTTGATAATTGCGTTGGGGTCTTTGCCGCGCATTTGTTGCATAAACTGCACAAATTGCTGTACCATGTTGGATTGACGATTTCCTCCCATTGCATTGAAAAAGGGGTTCATTCCGCATCCTCCTTTGTGGTTGTTTTCTTTGTGGTTCTGACAGGCATCTCCTTTACCACTGTTAGCTCATTCAGACGAGCCTCCAGAGCTTCCACGCGGGATAGTGGTGCATACTCTACTACAGGGGGCTGTGAAGCCTGCACAGGCTTTTGAGTGCGCTCCACAAGATCATAGACTTTGATGGACGGCTTGCCAGAAGCGTCTGCTTGCTTGAGATAGATGGTGGGAGCGTTGCTGTCCCAAAGCGCCACGGCGCTGTTGGGGGCCACCAGATAGGCCATTGCCTCCGCTTCCCCGCTCACCCATACAATGCTTTGCCCACCAGTCTGCGCCTGCTGGGGCTGTACTTGCGGAATTTGCTGGGGAATGGGCTGATACTGTGCCCCACGAAGCTGTGCAAGCTGGTCCGCCATAGGCGGCTGATAATACGGCTGATAGCCGGGCATATATTGATATGGCATACTCAATCCTCCATCCAGTAATACAACACGGTCTTTCCGCCGCTGTTCCAAGTATCTACGATGCGCCCGTCAAAGACGCAGACGATGTGAGTGTCCAAGGCCAGCAGATAGACGCCATAGGGATGCTCATGAGCGAACTCCTGTACAGTCATATCCTCGTACTCCGGCAGATAGCGCCGCCAGCCTTTACGGCGGAGATATTTGCCCCAAACGGGATTTCCTGACGGCATATCTGCGGCAAGGTAGCCCTCCCAGCATAGCCCCCAATAGGTGGTGTCCCAATCCTGATCTAGGGCAACAGAAATTGCCCTGACGGTGCAATCGCCTACGTTCTTTCCGTCTCTATTGGCGTTGTAATATTCAAACGTACTGTTTCCTGTCATCATAAAAAAGCTCGTTCTGCCGGATAAACCCTTCAAGGCCGGAGAAGTCTCCCTCCGCCGCATACTTCTCGCAGGTGTCTCTTGCTGCGGGCTCCGTAAAGCCGCAGGCCACCAGACGGGCAATCAATTCAGAACCGTTCAAAATCAAAATCAACACGTCCTATTACAATAATTATTGGTTGGAAGTCCAGCATCCGGCTGGGCTTCTTTCCGTCTCATGCCTAAGCTACAATAAGGGGAGCAACTGGCTGACCAACACGTCCTTGGGCTTAGATGTCCGTTGATAAGACTGTCAGCCATCCTCTTATTGCAGCGTTCGATTTGAGCAGGTTGAGCCATAGAGTTCGCGTCACCCAATAGATTGAATCGGCAATGAGAAAAAGATGGATTCCGGTTGCAAATTCGTATGGGAGGCAGATACATGAACTCTGTTGGTATCGACATCTCCAAAGGCAGGAGCACGATTGCCGTCATGCGTCCCTTTGGAGAGATTGTCATCTCACCCTTTGAAGTGCGCCACACCGACAGTGAACTGAGCGAGCTGGCAAGGCGGCTCAAAAGCCTAAACGGTGAGACTCGTGTGGTCATGGAGGCCACAGGGAACTACCATGCGCCGGTGGCAAAGCTGCTTCACGATGCAGGGTTATATGTTTCCGTTGTCAACGCAAAACTGGTGCATGGCTACGGGAACAACGATCTGAGGCGTGTCAAGACCGACCGAAAGGATGCCGTAAAGCTGGCGAACTATGGTCTTGACCGCTGGCTTACTTTGCCGAGATATGTCCCGGAGGAAAATACCCGGCTATTGCTGAAGAACTGCTATCGCCAGTACCGACAGTATTCCAAGGTGCAGACTGTGTTGAAGAACAATCTGATTTCCTTGCTGGATATGACCTTCCCAAATGCAAATCGCCTGTTTGTTAGTCCTGCCCGTGCAGATGGAAGTGAGAAGTGGGTGGATTTTGTAGCGGAGTTTTGGCATTGTGAATGCGTCTCTGAACGCTCCCTAAAGTCATTTGTGAACAAGTACTGGCGATGGTGCCGAAAGCATGGGTACAACTTCAGTGAAGAAAAAGCACACGCCATTTACGATGAAGCCAGCGGACACATTGGTGTCATGCCGAAATCTGAAACCACAAAGCTACTTGTGGAGCAGGCTGTATCTCAGCTTAGCGCTACTTCCGCTGCGCTTGCTGCGCTCAAACAGGAGATGCAATCCCTGCCCTCTCAGCTGCCGGAATATCCTGTTGTCATGGGCATGTTTGGGGTTGGCCCGATTCTTGGGCCACAGCTCATAGCCGAAATTGGGGATGTTCGCCGCTTTTACTCCAAGAAAGCTCTCGTTGCTTATGCCGGTATTGATGCCCCACCGAATGACTCTGGTGATGTGATCGGTAGGCACAAGAGCATGAGCAAGGTAGGTGCATCATCGCTACGCCGGACACTATTCCTTATCATGAGCGCCTATTTGCAAAACTCGCCGCCGAATGAACCTGTCTACCAGTTCATGGACAGAAAGCGGTCTGAGGGAAAACCTTACCGCGTCTACATGATGGCATCCGCGAATAAGTTCCTGCGGATCTATTACGCCACAGTGAAAGCCTATCTGGAAACATTAGAGCAGTTCTGACCTCATTGTGTTGCATAGCATTGGCTGGCCGCCGTTTCATTTTGAGATGCAAAGCGGCTTGAATAGGTGCACCGATTTTCAGCTACTTACAATGTTTGCTTTTTCTTCTTGACAAAACTTAGCAGGTCTTATATAAAAGATCAGGAGGCCGCAAGGAGGGCGGCGACGTGTACCAGCCCTTGTCCCTTACGTCCTCCTGATGATATTTTCGCAAAAAAAGACCCCGCCTGGGTGGTATCCAAGCGGGGTTTAGGTGAAGTTATGTGAAATGTAGCTTCCGTGCAGTTCTTTCGACCTTTGAGACGATCCGTTTGACCCGGTAGGAAATGGTAGACCGCTCCCAGCCGAACTCCGCTGCAATGTCGATCTGCGGGACCTGGTCGATCAGGTAGCGCCGGGCAATGTCCGTATCATCATTCCCAAGATTAGCTTCCCGGATGGCCGTCTCCATCTCGGAGCGCATAAGGCTATCCAGGCTATCCGGTAATCTGACACGGGCTGTTGCCACAGTTTCACGTCCTTTCGATCAGCTCCCAAAGCCGATGACACATAGTGCACATCTGCTGCCGGGTAACGGGCTGGGAGAGCATCAGGTCCCCCTCGCTGTTGCCCGTCAGGATGCCGTTTGCAACGGCCCATTCCACGCCCGCCTTGTGGGCGCCGCTGGGTGTATTGTCCATGATCTTGACCTCCAGTCTCTTCTTGAACTCTGCCCACTTCTGGGCGTTCACCAAGTACGACGGGCAGTGCTTTCCTGTCACATCAAAGTGACGGTACACGTTCTCAATGGGGATGCCGTACTTTTCCATCAGTGCCCGGCCCAGGGCGGCAGCGTTGGCAAGAGTTGCTTCGCTGGCCTGATAGACACCGTTCCGGATGGTGTCGCACATCTCAATGGAAAGGCTGTTGGTGTTGGTGATAACACCATACATGGTGCCGCCACCAGTCTTGTCGGCGTTGGCGTACTTGCTGCCGCCGACGGACCATGCCACTTTTAGATCAGGCACAGACCGCCAGACTGTAGTATCATCGACAAAGTAGTGGGCGCTGGCCTTGACGATGTTGTTCTGAAAATACTTTGCGTTGTTTGCCGCCATGTCCCCGTCATTTCCGGTGTAGTGGTACACTAGATACCGGATTTGGCTGGCCGCCCGGGAACCGCCATAGTTCCTGGGGTTGGCCAGCTGCTCCTTCAGCGTGTAGCTCATTTACTGTCACTTCCCAGCTGCTTGATTACCTGGTTGGCTCCGGTAGCAGCCAGGCCGCTCACAATGCCCACAGCCGCCGCGGTGATGTAGTCCGTGGCTGGGAAGTCAGGCATGAGGAACATACCTACCACGCCCAGCACAGCGCCGCAGACGCCGCAGATGATGGGGATGAACTTGCTGTCCAGAGAGGACGCTTTCACGCCCTGCCCGATCAGCAGGCAGATGACGGTGATAGCCGCCACTCCGGTGATGCCAAGAGAGGAAATGTCCATATCAGACCTCCCGATTACACTCGGATGGCCTTGACGGCATAACCGTCTGCATCATAGGTCACATCAAACTTTCCGCGCTTGGTATTCTGGCGAACCACTTGTCCGGCAAGCGCCTGATTTCGGCCCATGTCTACCTTGTCCAGAAGAGGCTCCTTTTCCTCGCCGGGAAGGAATCCCCCCGCCATCTCTGCCTCGGTCCATCCGCCATCGGGGTTCTTTTCGGGGTTCAGAGAGAATCCGGCGCCAGCCTCAACCAGCAGCTTGTTGGCTTCCTCCGCAGTAATCTTGCCGCTCTTGAAGTCATCGATGATGTTATTGATGGTCTTGTTCATGATTGGTAGCTCCTTTCAAATATCCGGCTTGACCGCCGGTTTCTAATGATGTAAGATGTTATTGCCCGTTGTGCAGACATGTGCTGTTTTGATAGCGCTCCCTCCGCGTTAAGTCGCAATGGACGGAGACAACGAATACTACGGGCTTGCGGCGCTCCTTCGGGGGCGTCGCTTTTTTACAGCCCAATGCGAGCCAGAATAAACGCAATCACAGCCGCAAGCACCGCCCACACGGACTTGTCCACGATGGCCTCCCACCGCTTTTTCGGCTTGGCCTGCTCGGCCTCTTGCCATGCGATCAGCCGGTCCAGCTTCTCCATGATGTTGTCGTACTGCTCATTCCGGGCGGCCTCCGCCTTTTCCAGTTCCCGCATCCGGTCAAAGAGTTCTTTGTGAGTGCTGCGGGATGCCTCCCGCCATTCCGACATCTGCTTTTCCAGCATGTTGGCTTTCTGGAGTCCCAGACAGTCCCTCTGCGGGTCCAGAATACACTTCTCGTCAGCCATTAGGACCTCCTTACTCTGCCGCCTCCGCAGTCATCATCTTGCTGAGGGTGCTGTATTCCTCCGGGGTCAGCCTGTCGGCGGCAAGATACACGTCCATCTTTTCCAGGAGGCCCTCGGTCCGCCCCCGGTCAATCAGCAGTTTGCAAAGATTGTATACAGTTGTCATGGTCCTGCTCCTTTCTTGTCATACAGTGGTTGTGGTGAGTTCCAACATACACAGGCGTTCCTCATGGTCTGCCAGCATATCAAGGGTAATGTCCTCGGCTCCCGGTTCCGGCTCCGGCAACCCATCCTCCACGGTGATCTGCCCTTGATAGGCTTCAGCCTGGGCGATGGCGTAATTCGCCTCCGTGTAAGGCATCGTAACACCGGACAGCACCGTCTCGATATCCGGCTCCTCGGGAGTGCCGTGATTGACCTCCGTTGCCAGCTGATATTTAATGATCTTCATGTGCCCTCCTTCCAGTATTTCAAGAATAAGGTGAAGTTTAATCCGACTGTACGGCCAGCCCCGACCGAAATTGTGAACTTCCCATTCCCGTTCTGTGTAAACAGGCCAAGATAGTTTGATGCGTCGAAAACAGATCCTCCAAAAAGACCCGGAATTTGCGTTCCGTTGTCCAATACGCCATAGCAATCAAGCATCTTTACCTGGCCGCTGGTATCCGGGATTTGGACGTCAATCGTCTTTGACGAGTTGTCCGGGAACGCCCCGCCGTTCACGGCCATCACAAAAACAGGGTTGCCGTTGTACCGCTCCGATGTGCGGTACTCGACGCCTAACTGCATGGGCGGATTTAACCAATCGGCCAGAGCTTCTAATGTTTCTCCAGACGGCGAATCCTGGACAGATGCCGGTGCCTGCGGAACAATCTGCGAGGGTTCTGATAACCCCAAGATAAAGCTGGAATTTAGGAAGTTTTCCGCATTGATAGAATAGTGGGCATCAAGTGCCAGCTCATTTCCCGATAGAGATATCAGCCTTAGATTGTCAATGGGATATGTTCCTGGATTGTAGGATGAATCCAGGATTGTGATGCGTCGTGCATAGCCTGTTGTTGTTACAGATGCCAAAATAGTGCTGGGGCCATTAGCTGCGTAGTTGTGCCCGATGCTCACGATAAAACTGTCTGGCCTACTGGTACTGCCGTGGATTACGGCAATCCTGTACCATCCTGTTGCAGAGACGGGTCCAGACTTGCCCGGGAGGCCGGGCGCCTTATTAGACAAAGCCGCCGCAACGGTCTCCGCCTCCGGCTCTCCGCTCACCGGGATCTGTGTGGCGTTGTAGTCCCCAGCCTGAGGCTTCACCGCACCGGTCCGGCCATTGAAGGAGGTCACGCCGCCAGCCAATCCTTCAGATACCTTTTTGACAGCTGCATCAATTTCCTCTCCACTGTAAGCACTGGTGTAATACTCGGTAGGCGGGGCCGTGATTGCTGCCATCTGCTGTTCGAGTTCAGCAACTTTTGCAGCGAGTTCTTCAATCGTTGCCATTTGTACCTCCTCACGTGATGAATCTTCTGCCATGCTTGTCTAAAAACCATTTTGTGTCCGAGGTCGCCAGCGGCCCGCGTTCCTGTGGAACGCGGCGGCTGATATATAGGATGATGCAGCCATCCCCGCCAGGGCCACCAGTACCGCCATTTCCGCCGATTCCCCCAGTTCCAGCGGTGATTGATACCGTGTAATCTGCGGAATCCGTGGAGCCAACGGCAAGTCCTCCTGAGCTGGCACCGCCACCGCCATAACCGCCGCGGCCACCTTTGCCATACTGGGCAGGCTTTTTTGGCGTCAGGGTTGGTGTCGCGCCATTTACACCAGATGCAGCAGTAGCCTTAATTGATGACGAGCGTACAGAGACGGATGCCTCTGGACCCGGCCCGCTGCCGTTTGCACCAGCGGCCGCGCCTGCCCCTAAGCCCCGGCTATACCAAATGTAAGCGCCGTCATTCTCTCGTGTCTTCATAGCGACACGTTCTGGATCATCTGTATCGGATTCTGTCAAGCCTCCGTTCCAAGTGTTGCCGTCCTCGTCGGTAACGTTTTCAGCAGGGTCAAAGAGCTGGACAGTATCACTGTTGATGGTTGTGACTTTGGCCGCCTTTCCTGCACCTTTTCCTCCAGGGATTCCTTGATCTCCAATTCCTCCGTATTTTTCTCCGGTGATTGGATCTGTGTATCCACTTTCAGATACCTGTGCCCCAGCTGTGGTTGCAGCGCCAAGTTCTGTGTCGCTGCCGACAGAGCCATTCGGATCATCCGGGTCATAGGCAGCACCCAGGCCACCAACGCCGCAACTGTATACAATAGAGTCTATCCCAGAGATATCCAGGGTTCCTTCAAGGATTCTGGCACCCGTGCCCGGAGCACCGCCGTCTCCGCCCGCACCGCCGTTCGCAAGTCCGCAGCCGCGTAACTGGTTCTCAAATGGTGGAGGATTAGTCCAGGATACAGACGGTGACGTGCCAACATCCCCACCTTTTTGCCCGCAATGTCCACCTTGGCCTCCGCTTATTAAAACATAGCGGATTAAAGTTGTTTCGGTAGGAATTTGATAAGTCCCTGATCCGGTGAGCACGATGCGTTCATCAAATGTTTTGAAATCATCAACTTGCGACGGAATAAATCCAATTCGCATTTCGGCATTCGCTTTCAGCGTTGAGGACATGTTTACATCCATTGACTCAATACAAGCAGAAACGATTTCGTGATCGTATGGGTCCATGACCTTTACAACTTGTCCGGGCTTTTCCTTTTCGGTCAGAAACGAAGCTTGAAGTGTTTTATTACATGCATAGAAGCTCGCTAACCGTTCAGCAACTGCAACTGAATTCACCAAAGAAACAAGGGTTGCATTTTCTTTGCCTTTTTCATTTTCAGGTACATTTTCATTGATTACCTTTGCAATTTTTCGCTTGTTGTGGATATATTTCAGCCCCGTAAGCGTCCCTGTACCGGCAGAGATTTTTGCGTAGTTTGCTCCGCTTTCCAAAATGGAAAATCCGGAAGCAGACAGGGTGTGCATCGGCTCATTGAAAATGATTAGATCGCCGTTCTGAGCTGTTCCATTAAACAACTCCTGGCTTTCTTGTCCTTCCGCAAACTGATGTTCAATAACAGAGATCGCACTAATTTTTTGATTATCTGTAACTGAGCCAGCCATGTCCGTCTTTTTCGTATCTATTGTCGATATGGTTCCATCCCAAAACGTCTCCACTCGCAAAACACCATTCAAATCGGTAGTAAGACAAGCGCCAATAGCAAACAGGACTTGATTGAGATTGTCTCGTGCGGAGCTGTTCGGTGGGCTGCAATAGGGGAGCCATCCATACACCTTAACATTCTTTAGATTGCTTTTTACAATAACGGGAATTTCACCGCAAATATTTTTTATGATTGATTCTGCGGTCTGTCCGGTGTAAATTCCGCCGGGATGGAGCATAGTGTCTAGCTTGGATACCGCTGATATCGCATACAGATGATAGGAACTAGGCCCAGTTCGTTTGATACTATCTACATAGAGGGTTTGTCTTTGCTGATCTCCATGGTAGTAAACCACCTTTTCCCCAATGGTAGCCAAGATTGTGGAACTATCCAGTTGACTATTAAAGTCACAATCAAGCGTGTCCATTTCCAGGACATCGTTTAAAAGAGAAGTAGTTAAATTGACGTTTCCAGACGTCAGATTATAAATCCCCGTTATTTCTATATCACCAACGAGAATTCGATTAACTGCCATTTCTTTACCTTTCAATCAGAGGGAATGTGATTCCACCCCATAACTCTTTCCCATTTCTGGTCTTGATTAGGAATTGGGCGGGGATATTGTTTGAATACATTTGCTTTGTTACATCTCCGCCCTCCACAGGATCTGTGTATGTAACTGTGACATACTCGGGCAGAATAGATGAGAGAACGAGGCTTGCTTCTTCTAGCGTCAATGGGCGGCAAGTAATATCCAATCGATATTTTATGGCTATCCGATCTCTCGTAAGAAACGCATCATCGATTGAGCGTGTGGCATTTGGGCCGTCTACATCAGCCCTTTGCCACTGTACGCCGCCGAACGCAATATAAGGCGTCAAATCCGTTCCGTTTACAGTCAATGTCACGTTTTATCCTGCCTTTCATGTAATGGGAGCGCCCTTTTCTCGCTGCGTTTGTTGGTTGTATTTGTACAGGCTCCTCGACACCTGACGGCCATCCAGAGAAACTGTTGTATCTTTATCGTTGACCGCCTTGGTAATCATTGCTCCGATTGCCATGACCGCATTGATGACTCCGGTATTAGCAGAAGCGATACCGTCAACGATTTGGTCATTGTTCGCCACTGCTGCTCGGTTGCCTATTTGACCAACTAGCTCAGGCCCATCCTCACGGGCAATGAACATTTGCCCATGCTCGGGGAAGCCGCCGGAGGCGTATGCAGTGATATCCTGAACAGAATAGCTGTTGGCCGAACGGGAGGAAGAATTTGCTGAACTATACGATGCGCCATTCCCGAGATTTTTGATGGCATCTTGCAGCAGGCCAGAACTGGTGAAGCCCTTATACATGTTATCTGCCATTTGCTTTCCTAGATTTTCAAACTGGCTCATATCAATAGATTGGCTAAAATGATTGATTTCCGTTTTCAAATCTTCCATTCCATCAATACCAGCATCTCCAACTCCAGATTCTTCTTGCTTTAACCCAATAATAGAATCTGTAAGACCTTGAGTTTCACTTTGAAGATCACTGTATAGCTGAACCGATTGCATGTATGTTTCCTGTGCGGCTTTTGCCGCTTCAGTTTCTTTCTCTCTTGCAGCGACAAGTTCTCTAGCTTTCCCCCAACTGAAAATGTCTGTTTCGTTGAGTTCTTTTTGTGTGTTATTTAATGCTTCTGCGGCCGCATCATAATCCTTTGCCGCCTGTTGCATATCACGCATTGCCTGATATTGCTCTTTATAACTCTCAACAAGCATTTCTCGTAAGGCCTCCATTTTGGCCTCTCGCTCCAAAGAATCAATCAGCTCGTCAACAGCGGCTTTACTTTCTTTAACTTTTTGTGTTGTTTCATCAATTTCCAAATGTAGCCCATCAATGTTCAAATCGTTCAGAACTTGAACCTTTACCGCCATTTGATCTAATTCGTAAGCCGATGCATTTGCATTATCGTTAATGGCATAAATTTCGTCCGCAAGCTGTCTGGCAACTTGAAAATCAGCAATAGACGAATCAAAATCTTCTAAACGATTTTTCATATTGGTAAACGCTTGGTCTGTGCGTTCGGACGCTTCTGTGCAACGGTCAAGAATGTCCGCCATGATTTCAAAATCTTCCGATGCCGCATACGCCGCATTTGCTGCCGCTTCAACACCAACAATTTCGAGAACAATGCCAACACCAAGTCCGATAACGGCACCAGCGGCAGTACCGATAACAGGGACAACGGAGCCAATTCCCGCACCAGCTAATACAGACCCGAGTATTGTCATCAGTCCACCAGAAAGGGTTGCAGCGCCTTCTTTAATCTGCGCAGTAATTCCCATAATCACAAGAGACAATCCGACTCCGATTACTAGCCCAAAAGCGGCTCCAGCTCCTCCAGCAATGACTGCACCGATACCAAATCCAGCCAATGCACCGCCAATGAGACCCATGATGCCATTTCCAATGTTAAGACCATCTTGAAGAATCGACGTGATAGACGAAATCAAGAGAGACACGCCAATTCCTGCAATTATGCCACCAAGAACTCCTTGCGCAGGATTTAGATTTTTTCTGAATGCAAAGTATCCGCCAAGCGCCCCTCCAGCCAATGCACCGCCAATAGCACCTAAAAGAACATTCCCAAAGTTCAGTCCGTCTTTGATTTGAGAGGCAATGGACATGACCATCAAGGAAAGTCCAAGACCGACAACAGCTCCAAGCAGCATTCCACCAGCCCAAGTGAGGCCAAGTTTCTTAGCCAAAAGCAGGCCAAGTCCAGCCCCGGCAAGTGCTCCTCCAGCTGCGCCTTTTAGGATGTTTTCCCATGTTAGTCCATCCCCAAAAAGAATGTCTTTTACACTGTCAATCAGCAAAGAAATACCTACTGTGAACATCAACCCGCCTAGCAAAGCTTTAAGGCGGCCGATATCTGTAAACAATGTCCTTGCAATTCTCCACGCAAGCAGTGCAGAACCGATGGGAATGATATAGTTGTCAAGCAAATCTTTCAAAACAGGTTTGATTTCGTCCACTTGCTTTTTTAACGCATCAAGGGCGGTTTTGTCCCAAATATCCGGGATTTCAAGATCGTCGGTCCATTTTCCGGCTTCTCCAGTATCCAATTTGATTTCGTTGGATGCCCCGATGATATTTAGTTCATCGATTCCTAAAAGCTGCTGCTTTAGCTTTTTTAATTCGTCAGTTGTATCGCCAACGGAATCAGCAGCGGAGTCAGCATTTTCTTTGATATCTTCTCCCCAATCATTGGTCTCCCATTCCGGCATTTCAAATCCGACCAGAACAGCAAACCGCTGAATTGCCTCCGTCAATATCTCAACAAATGCTTGAACCCATGGGATTACCTGAATGAGGATAGGGACAAACACCGTGCCAATCGCTCGACCAAGCTGAGTAATTTGCTGGCGCAGCACTCTCATAGCATTTGCGGGGGATTCCAAGGTTTTTGCGAAATCTCCAATAGCCCCGATCCGGGAGGCTCCCTCCATCAGAACTAGGCTCCGCAGTAACGCCTTTTCCTGTTCTGTCATGGCTGCAACGCTTTCATCAATGCCATGAGCAAGAGCATATTCCTGTAAGGTGGCCTGACTAATCGAGATACCTAAGCGACGGATAGGCTCGATTTCGCCAGCAAGAGCGGACTGCAAACGTAAGACCGACTGTTCTGTGTCCTCGTTATACAGAGAACTCAGGTCGTAGGCCAGTTCCGTCAAGCCCTCGCTTAGGTCATAAGCTTGTTGCCGTGCTAACCCAAAACCGTTTGCCATAGACATGAACACGCCTTGCGCACGCATCCACTCTTCGGGGTCAATGCCAAGCCGGTCGTTGACCAACATTGCATAGTTATAGGCTTCATCGTAAAACTCACCCATGGAGACCTGAAACAAATTGACTGTCTCAACGTAGTCATTAGCCGACTTTATCCAGCCAGAAATAACATCGGCAAGCCGCTTGAATGCCAAATAATAAATACTGAATTTAGCTGCCGCAGAACTGATGCCCGTCCCAAGAACGCCGAAACTTCTTGCTGCTCTGCTATTTGATGCCGTCAGACTTGCATTGCTCTGGATAAGCCTCTGAATTCTGATGGGAAATGCCGAAAATCCATTGGACACCTTCTGCATTTCAGCCGCCAGCGGGCGCACAGCAGCGGCCACCTGCTCCATCTGCTTTGCGAATTTACCAAGGTCTGTCTTTTCAAGCGACGTACTGATCTCAGGGAGTTTCCTTAGAGCGTTGATCGTAGAGGAAAGGCCGTTTGCTTTCTGGATGCCAGCCAAGCTATTCATTGCAGCCGTGAACTCTTTGATTTTTCCACTGTTCAGATTTGCACCATTGATTAACTTTGCTGCTTCCGAAAGTGCCTTTAACTGCTTTGTGGTGGTTGTAAGCCCCGCCCCTCCTTTAGCCGCGGTTTTTAACCCGGTCAATGCAGTAGTAAGCGCCTCAATCTTCTTTGCTGCATCACTGGACGTCGCCTCGATTTCAATTTGCAGGCTATCAATATCTACGGCCATATTGCCACCACCTTTCTATATTGGCACTTGGCAATAAAGCACTTGGCACTAAAATATAAAATTCCGCTACCTCAAACTTCATAGAGATAGCGGAAACCTCGATACGCCTAGAAATAAAACGGCCCTCCGCCTATTCCTAAGCGGAGGGCGATTATTAAATTTCAGAACTTAAAATCTGAGGTTGAGTAATCATCAAACATGATGTTCCCACTTGCATGTATATCTTCTACTACTTCTGGCAATTCATCAAATCTGACCTCAATAAGATTTTCTTCATTTTCTGATATTGAATGGCTTGTGATATGTCCACTATCAACTCCATTTACATGCAAGTCAAAAAATCCAATTGTTAGATTTTGGCCCGTTTTATTGACAACAGAAAAAACTATTGCAGATTTTGGAACATCCAGATTATCAGCGGCATACACCGTTTCATACTGTACTACACCATTATATACTATAGAAATTTTATTGTCACTATACAAAGTATCGCCAATATTTAAGTCTCTTCTCTGACTTAATTCTTCATCTAATTCCTTTTGAGCATCCTGTTTAGTGGAGTCTACATCTTCTTTTGTTATAACAACAAGTTCACTTTTGTCATTCATGGTATCACAAAAAGCTATATCATCCCCGCTTTTGTATTCCTGGATTTGAATAGAAGTTTGGAAATTTTTCTCCTCTGATGGACAATTGAAGATAACTGTCCCAAGGCATTTATACACAGATTGATTGTTTTCGCAAATAATTCCAATCAATCGATCTACATCAATTGCACATACACTCGGGTCGTCCTGTCTTGCGCTCTCTCCGACAAAAGATATTTCTAAGTTATAGTAGTTACCCGTTTCATTGATTGACTCAATATCGACACGAAAACTTCTATTTTGCAAAAATGCGTTTTTCACATCTTCCGTGCTTGCAATTTCTGGATTGTTAGAATCTGATGTATCATGATATTCATGTTCAGTACTCTCGCCACATGACGTTAACCCGATAATCATTAAAAAGGCAAATAGTACAGAAAAAAAATTCTTCATTTTAATCGCCCCCTTCATTATATGATACATCACACAACGGAAGGAAATCAATCAAAATCTCCGCTATCTCTATGAAGTTTTCAAGGTGCAACGGGGGCGCTATTTCTTTCCCCAGCTCTTTCCGGCCCTTACCATCTGACTCATATACGCCTTGGCAAACAATGCGTCCCGCTCTTCCTGCTGTTCAGATTTCTCTTTGGGCTTATCTTTCCCAAACAAAGGATACGGCTCCGTTCGATACTCTATCGGTTTTGCACCATTTTTGGCAAAAGCATGAAGAATGGGGGAGACGTCGCACAAAGCCTCATAAATGTACATTCCCATCAAATGGGACTCCGCATTTGTTCGCTCCATACGACGTCTATCAGCCTCCCTATAAATGTTCACCATCCACACGTCTCCGGTCCAGTATTGCTCCCATGTCATACCGATAGAGAGATAATACGAACAGTCACGCACGAACAGTTCTTCAAATGACTCTGGACCCTTTACAGCTCCAGAGTCAGTCCGGAGTTTTTTGCGGCGTCCTCGTCAACAACGATAGAGTTGGACGCAAGAGCTTGCTGATAAAGCTGAATGAGCCGCTTCACCAGTTCCTCCGGGATGCCGCCGCCCCACTTTTCGATCAACTTGTCTGTCTTTTCCCTAGAGATATTCCGGTGGTTCTTGCGAAACGCATAGTAGAACAGGTCCCTCATGCCAGTAACAGGATACTCAATGGCATCTTCCAGCTTGAATTTGTTACGTTCAGCAAACACAATACTCTCACGAGAAAAATCCAGGACATAAACTTGCCCAGTCTTATCATCAGTCAGGCGGGCAGGCTTTACGATGTCCTGAATATCAATGGTCTTTTCGCTCATTTGTATGCCTCCTCAAGATTGTTAATCAGGGTCCCTCGGTGGGTTTTGCCGCCATCACAGGGGCACTATTTGGTGTGATGTAAAGCGTAGTCTCCAGCATAGAGCCAACGCTGGCCTCGTTCAATCCAAGGGGAGCAGGAGTTCCAACAAAGTAAGTAGCATCTGCCAGCTGCGGATGAACCACGGCAAACCACACCTGCTTTCCGCCCTCAACGGCTGTATCGTAAGCACCCATCAGAGTATCCCACGCATCAATCAGGTCCTCGGTCAGGTTAGCGCCATACTCCAGAGCGCCGCCCAGGTCCTTGAGGCCCTGGACGTAGGTCATGTACTCGGTCTCCTCCAGGGTGGTGGAGTCAATGGTGTTGGGGCTGGGATTGAAGCTGGGCATGGACTTTACTTCCGGGATTTTGGTATAGCCGGTAGTGGGGCGAGTACCCGCAGAAGTCTCAACGGCATACTGAAGTGTCATTCCAGCAGTAGAAAGTCTGGGACTTGCCATAGTAAATTACCTCTTTTCTGAATTAGTCTGCACGGTAAACCCACAAATCCTTGTCTACCGTGGCTGTGTATCTTGCCACCATTCTGTAGATCGTGGCGTCGCTCAGGTTTGAAATAGGATTGCACATTGTCCGCGCAAATCCCAGTTTGGAAAATTCGCCATCAACGGCTTCCATAATGTCTTTTGCCTCGGACTTCTTGTAGCCGACGGTGTTGGTGTAAACATTTACCTCATACATCAGCGTTGCGGCATTTTCAATGTTGGCCGTTCGCATTCGCTGTACTATCGTATTATCGCTCTCCACAATAGTAACAGCGGGAAACTTGGCGGGGGTATCTACATATTCGCCACTAACGAATATTCCTGGAAAAGCCACCCGGAGGGCTTCTGCGACCTGACTGAATATCAGGCTCTCCACGTCAATCACTTCAACGCCTCCTTTGCCGCTGGGATAACTATTTGTCTGAGTTGCTGTGCCGTGTTGTACATATATGGTCTGGACGGCATACCTTTGGTCCAGTGCGCCCGCCCATCACGTCCAATGTACCACCACCCCAGTTCCCCGTGGTCGTTCACGTCATACTTCCACCCGGCGATTGCGATATTCGGGTGTTGATTGTTCTTTCCCACGATGCCGGTGCCAAAGCACACGAAAGCGGCATGGGCAGCGTCCGCTATGACATACCCAACACCAGACTTTTGCTCGGCGTGGATGCTGTTGTACAACTCCCCGCTGTCGTAGGCGTTCATGTCAGACACGTTCATTTTGGCAATCTCAACGCCTTGCGCTGTCAGGTATTCAATCAGCTTTTGCGGTGCCTGCTCAACTTTCTTCTGGTACGCCTTGGCTTCCTTCAACGCCTGATTGATGGAGTCCGTATTCAGTTTCAGTTTGATGGTTAGCATAGGCGGCCTCCGCTTTTGCTTTCTGCTCGAACAGGTTTTTTTCTGCCTCGTACTCCGACACAGTGACCCTCTTTATGGCGTACTGCGTAGAATTTTTCCACGGGGCTTTCCGCTTTACGATGTAGTTATACGGGCCGTCTGTATCGGCCCCGTCTACCCACAGCACGGAGTTCTCATCGATGGGGCAATGCGGGTCGGCGGTGGTAGCCGTCCGGTCGTAATCCTCCAGAGAGCCAAACTGTTCCACCTCAGAATTGCCCTTGTTAGGGGAGACGCAGAGCATAGTGGATTTCAATTCGCTGTAAATGGGGAGGTAACTTCCGAGGCTGTTACCAAATTCATCCATCAATTCTTCTGTTCCAATGAGGTTTTTGAAGAATACAGGCTGACAGTTAATCATTAAATTTCTGAAAACAATCATCCCCCTTACATACGAATAACGTCTTCTCCAGATAACCCGATTTTTACTCTATAGTATATCGTCGGTTCTGGAACTCCGCTTTCTTTGGAAAGCTCTTTTGCAGTCTTGTACTGTCCGTTAATTAGGACTCTCACTTTCTTCCGAAGCGGCTTTTTGAGCGCGTCTTCTATGCTTGCGCCTTTCTTCATTCTCTGGCGTACCGCATCGTACGTTAATCCGTGTTCCTCAGAAATTTCTTTAATGGACTTTGGCAAATTTCGATTATGATATTGCGTTTTCATATCCACAAGCCTACAGTTTGATGGTTCGTAATTCCCGTCGTTGTTAATCCTATCTACTGTAAATTTACCTTGTGGAGCTGTTTCATCATAGCCGTTTTCCATAGCCCATTTTTCAAATGCAGTAAAATCAGACTCCCACTCAAAACAAACAGATATACCGCGACCACCGTATCTATAATAATTGTCGCTATTGGGATCGTTGCACCTTTGCTTCATGCCTTTCCAAACTGCATAAAGTCTGGATTGTGATTTTCCGTGTGTTCTTTTCCCAATTTTGCGAGCGTGCAGATATTTTTCTTGTAAGCAACCACAAGATTTTGTTCTCCCACCGATAAGAGATCCGCTTTCTACAAGACTTGTGTTCCCGCAGTCACACTTGCAGAGCCAGACAATATGGTTGCACTTGTTTTTATCAGCCTGTGACAGAACTGTGAGCATCCCAAATCTCTTGCCAGTTAAATCAACAAATTTTCCCATTTTTACCTCCTGCATAGGTATATTGAAGGGGTTAGGCGCAATGCAGGTGCGCCAACGGGAGCTAACCGCTGTCCCCCAGCAATATCAACTTGTGACTTTTGCCATCGGAGTAACCTCCAAAAGCAACTCTTGTGGAATACCCTCAGAACCATAAGACCTGGACACACCGTTTTCCGTGTGGGCGGTCTCAAATTCGCCGCCCTGCTTGTTATAAATTGCAAGAGCTACCCTGAACTGCAAATCCAAATACCGGCTCTCCAGTTCCTCCGGCCACTCTTGAAAAGGGTAACGTCGGGCCATAATCGCTGACTTTGCGCTCTCTAGGCAATCTTGCAAGACAGTTTCGTCAACCTCTTCGGTTCGGAGTTTCAATCTCGCTAAGTTGTCCATTATTCCCCCTCCTCGGTCTCCCGGCCCTTCGTTCAGCAGCGGGAGGCGGCGTCGGTTCATCCAACACCGTCCCGTGCCGCTTCATCATATCCGCGTCGTCGGCCTTGATAGGAAATTGATCCCCAGCCTCATAAAACCGACCGCCATAACACACGCGGTAATTTGGTATAAACTTCATGCTGCCTCCCGCTTTTTTAGTTCTCAAATGTGGCCCCAGCAAAATTGAACTTCACAACACTGCTGTTATCCACAAGGACTTCAAAGGTGTCATCTTTTGTTACCCGGAAAATAATATCCGGATCAAATGCGATGTCCTGCTTGGTCGGAGAACCGTTTTTCTTAAATGTCATCTTGGTCCCGGTCTTGGTCAAGTGGAATGGGAAGTAATAACCTTCCTGCTCGTCCGGCTCGGAACTGAACTCGGCGTATCCCGTTACATGATGGAACGTACCGACCACGGAACCATCAGCCTTGACCATCAGGTCATCTCCTACCAGTTCGGACACCTGCTTCCCCAATAGGGTCTGACTGCCGGGGAAAAGGGTTAGAGTGTCAGACCCGATTATTCCCCCAGGACGTTGAGCACCGCCACCTCGTCCATGCGCTCGAAGGAGGGCAGGACGATTTCAGACGCAAAGGTGTTGATATTTACAGGATGCTCCTGAAGAATACGGGTAATCGCAACGCCTGTATTCACAATGGAAACTTCGGCGCCGGAGGCTCCTTGAAGGTCTGCCTCCTCGGGAGTGGTGCCATACCAAGTACTACCAAGAGCACCGTCAGGAATCAAACAAACATAGCCATTGGGCACAAATGCATGGGCAACCTTGTCCTCGTCCCGATACTGCTTGTCATAAACCGCAATCCGAAGGCCGGAAGTGGACTCAACAACAGCTTTTACCTCAGCGTCGGTCAGATAGCCAAGAGACAGGCCGTTGGTGGTCAGGTAACGGTTCTTTATCGCATCCATCTTGGCCAGCAGATTGAAGGTGTAGGAGTTCATAATGGCCACCGTCAGTTCAGTACCGGTCTTAGAACGAATAGCGTCCTTAGCCGTCTTGAACGCCGCAAAGGGGTCAGCCGTAGAGGGCTTGTCCCAAGTGGCAGTGCTGGTCAGTGCGGTGTAGTTAGAGGTCTTCCAGGAGCCGTCCGTATCATACTTATACGTGTAGTTCACACCGTTTGCCTTGATTGCAATACCCACATCGCCGCCCTCGGGGAACAACAGCTGCATAATCATCCGTTCGGGCACGACATTTGCACCATCAATCAAATCGCGGGTATCGTCAAATACACGGGCAATCACCTCGGCAGCATAGGGGTCGCTAGACTCCTGTACCCGCAGCATCTCTTGGCGGTCCTTCTCTTTGATTTTATAGCCCTCGCGGAAGAAAGGCATCTCGGTCTCCAGTTTCTCAAATCCAATCCGATCACGGAAGGTAGCCTTCGCGTCGAATGCGGAGGGCATCAGAGACACAGGCAGACCACGGGAACCTTTGAGCCAAGACAGATCAAGGCCAGCCTTTTTTCTTGCCGGAAACAGAGTGGCACCGAGATAAGGAATCTGATTGGAGGCAACTTCAGTCCAGTTTGCCGCAATCGCAGCGGGAGTAAAAACTTCTCTCAAATCCATTATGTATCCCTCCTTACTCGTTCACGCCAATGTTGTCCCGCAGGATAATGCCGGGCACGTCGAAAGTGGCGTCCAGCGTAATACTTGCATGGTCCTCGATCTTTTTCTTGTCCACAACTCCCTGTACCAGCAGAGCACCATTGGGATTCTCAGTCGGGTCCACATCATACAGCAGCATACCAACAGCGGTAGCATAAGAGGTAGCGGCCACCTTCTTGCCCGCAGCGGTCATGGGCATACCAGCAGGGACAGCAGAGGCTTCCGTGACACAAATGGGGATTGCCACAAAATCGTCGGCAGCCAGAATTTCAACGGTGCCACCAACAGAAGTCTTACTAAACTTCATCTGTTTCTCTCCTTTTCAATCAAAAGTAATGTTTCAAACCTTCGTTTGCATTTTTGAGGGCATCGGCCCGCTGCTTGCCCAGTTTCTTGGCAAACTCCACGGCCTCATCCTTGCCGCCCTCTCCACCACCAGCACCGTCAGGCTTAGGGTCCTGCTTCACCAGATCAGCCCGCAACTTCTTCTCATAGGCAGCGTTGGCTTTCTGCTGATTGGCAAAGACCACATCCATCTTGCCGTCAAACAGCGCCTCTGCTGTCTCGCGGGCCAGCTTCTCGTCATAGCCCGGCATGGCGATATAGCGGGCGGTGTGCTCGGCAATAGTGGACTTGCGCAGAAGTTCGGTGTACTTGTCCTCCAGCGCCTTGCGGTCAGCGTCAGCCTGCGCCTTTGCGGCCTCGTCATCCGTCATTTTGGACTTGAGTTGCTTTTTCAGTTCAGCAGCCTCGGTGGCATATTTATCCGCCGTATCTTTCGACACATACAAAGACAAATCCACCTTCTCAGGAATTTCAGCTTTCAGAAGTGCATCTACCTTCTGTTCAGCAGTCATTCCATCAAAGCCCTCAATCGTGCTGGTATCAATGGTGGCCATAATCAATTCTCCTTTGCGCTTATAGTCATCTCCGACTTATTCTTGCGTTTGATTACCCTCACTTCTCTGTGAGCCTGCGATACTTATACCGCCCCTTCTCTGGGGCCATATTTAACGGTTATTCCCCGTTTGAATTTTTAAATGGGTATTGGGCAAATAAGCCTTTGCTATCAAGAAATCTGATTTTATATGGAAGAACTTCATCTACGGTTCCGTCTTCGTACTCTATAATTGCAACCGTCTGTTTTATTTCATGTTCTAAAAGGCTTTCCCATCTGTGAAACATTGCCTTTTTCCTATCCACAACGCAAGGCCGATATTCTGAGTTTGTAATTGTCAGAGTTCCATCAAGGCTCGCCATATTCTTTCCTCCTGTATCAAACGGCTGGGCCGCTTAAATTCGCTTTTTCTCCGCCGGTGTATACCAGCACCGGCAACCGGGGTGGGGCTTGGGCGGTATGCTTCGGATGGGATAAATTTTCCCGTCTCGCTCCTTACAAGTGGAGCACTCACGCCCATCATTCATGGCGTTCCATTTCACATAGCGCACACCGCTGTCTTGAAACGCTTTCAACGTGGATTGGTCTGTGACTTCCACCGCATACCATTCCGTCATCTGCGCCCAGTAGGAAAGGCCCCGTCGAAACTCTGTGACCTTTGCGGTGGTCGAGTTAATAGCCTCCGCTGTGCGGTCACGCTTGCGCTCCCATTCGTGGGAATACTGGTATTTCGTAACAGCGTTGTACGCCGCCAGCAATGCCAGTAACCACGCTAAATCAGGCGGTTCCTTTCCATGCGGTTCGGCCTCCTGATACCGCTCTTGCGCCAGTTCAAGAAAGATTTCCTGATTATCATGGGCGAGGTCTTGATACAGTGTTCGGGTGACTTCCAGCACATTGAGTTCATCAAATTTCGCCAGTGCCGCTTCGTCTTTGGCATCTTCAAACCGCTTGACCGCCCTCCTGTTCAAAATATCGATGGCTTTGTCAGTGAGGTCATAGAATCCGCTCATTCAGCATCACCGACGCCGTCCTGCGAATTGTCCGGATCGTTCCCATTGGCCCGTTCCTCCGCCAGTTCATCCCGTAGACTCCGCTTCATCTTGCGTTGCTGTTCCTCGTACCAATCCATACTCATACGGTACGCAGACTCGGGGTCGCTGAATAGCCCGCTGTACTGGAACGCCAGCTTCGGATGAATCTTGCTATTGTTCAGCATCTCCGCCAGCACTTGCGCCTTGGATTGAATATTGGACAGGTTCTTGCGGGTGAACTCCGGCTTGATGTCGGACAACTGCAAGCCCATATCTCCGGTTTCCCGGCAGATATACAGCACCAGCCGCAGGAACTCCCGCTCCGCCCGCTCCCATGTCTTTTCCGTGTCCTTGGCCCGGCTCTCAGCGGCAGACCACCCATCACGGTAAATGACCGCCTGCCCGGTGTCGCTTGTAGAGGAACCGCCGTTCCGGTTCGGCATCCCACAAATCGTCAGGTATGCGTCCTCCAGATCGTCCACAATGGTCTGCGTGTTGGTCTGGTTCAGTTCAGAGGCGATACGATATACCTTGGCCTCCATACCGGGCTGAACGCTCTTGATAGTAATTGCCATTCCGCCCTTCGCCAGTTCCTTATACTGGCCATTCTCCAACTCACAGTTTTGGAACACATCGAATGCGTTGACGAAATCCTGAATACTGTCAAGCCGGTTGGATTCAATCATGTTGATGGCATTCAGAATGGGGATGACTGGCTCAAAGGCCCCCATGCGGGCATCGTTGTTTACATACTCTACAATCGGGATATAGGGGATGGTACGGTCTTCCTGCTTTGTAATCTGGCCATTCTGCACCTCGAAATACCATTTAGGAGTGTAAACGCAGAAGTATGGCTGGCCCTCCTCGTCTACCTGTTCCAGAACACTAGCGACCTTTTTCTGCCCTACGCCGCTATGGTAAATGCAGAACGCCGCCATCGGGTCAAGGGTGTAGATAGAGGCGGGAGAACCGTCCTCCTCGCCAGCTTTGTCAGGAAGTACCATGCGTACCGCTACGCCACAAATGTGCATCCAGTCCGCCAATTCCTTGTCCAGCGTGTCCTTGCTTTCAGAGCGCATATACTCGTTGAGTTTGTTCACGCTAGCCGACACATCGTCTTCTCCGCCGTTGGACACATAGCGGATCGGGCCGTCCAGAAGATAGGCCGTCTTGAAAGTCACGATCTCATTCGCCCGGTTAATCATCACCTTGTTGTTGATCTCTGGACGGACGATCTTATCTTTCAGGCGGATATCCTGCTTGCCTCTGTAATAGTCATACAAATAGGCCGTTTCCGCCCTGTTGATACGATGCACGGCCAGCGCCTTGCCCAGCACCTCCACCACGTTTTCCGGGGTGACTTTCTTTTTTGCGGTGTAGATTTTGCGCCGACCAGTCAAGCCATCAACCGGCCATTCGGATATAGCCCGAACAGTATCGTTTTCAGTCACCTTGTCACCTCCAGAACAACAAAAAAAGTGCCAAGAACAGACCCGTAAAGGTCCACTCTCGGCACTCGGCACGCTTCGTCCAGGCATTGCCCGGAGGCACTTGGCACTAAACTATATATTTTCAGGCGCTCTTTTCGCCTTTCAATTCGATTTTAATGTTCTTCTTGCAAGCCTTACAGTATGGGTAAACAATACCAACTGCCTTGCTATCCACCTGCATCAAAAGCCGCCCTTTTCCATGATTGATACCGGCGGCAGCGCAAACAGGACAATAAACGTCAATCTTCATTCAATGGACGACTCCTTTCGGTCTTTGGCACCGCTCCCGTCTCTCGCAACTGCGAGGCGGCGTATGTGCGCTTCCCGCTTAGATTGTCACACCTGCGTCATATGGATATGCCATATGGTACTTTACCCGATCCGGTACAGGTAGTTTTCAGCGGGATAGCGCCGGGACAGGTCATAGCTGCCACCGCTTTTTTACCCGACACTATGACTGTCGGCTCTGCCGCATGGAGGGCGCGACCCTCCGGCCCTGATTGTGGGCTGCATCGTGCTGCGGCATATATTCACTGCTTCTATGTAATCCGATGTGCGGTATCACATCACAATTACTATACGAATCTTCGTCAGCCGTCCTGTTACAATCCGGCCTTGTCCTAAGACAGCCGGAACCGCACCTACATCCGTCAGCCTCGCAGGGGTAAGCCAGTTTCATCGTATAGCAATCACGGTACATCTCAACCCCTCCGCCGGTGTCGTCGGTCGGAACCGTTTTAGTTTATTGAGCCGGGGTCAGCCAATTAAATATTCTTCGCCCCGCCGCTTTCGCACAGCGCACAAGGAAGGCCCGTTTTCTCTTCGTGGAGCTGTGGAACCATACATCTGGCACGGGTGGAAGGCTCTGTTCCCCCAACCTCCGGTTTTGGAGACCGGCGCTCTCCATTGAGCTACACCCGTATATTGTTTGAGCGGGTGAGGATTTGCACCTCACATAAGTGGATTGCTGCCTAACGCCCGTCGCGCATTACTGCGGCCTGCAAACCCGAGGGATGATACCCGTACCGCCAGCAGGATAATAGGTGCCACCCTACCCGTCACCATAGCGTCTACCTGTTCCGCCACCGCTCAGTCGTTATCTGCTCCGCATGTCGGCTTCGATTGCGAAACTCTGGAGCAGGTTAACGTGAAGGGAGTCCCCCGGCAGGAAACGTACAAGAGAGGCTCTCCTTTCCGTTTAATATCTGCTCACTAGATACCCTGCCGGGGGAGTGGGTTGTCCTTTGGGCCGTGGTTGGTCACAGCCCGAAAGGGTAGGAAAATTGGATAATTATGTTTACCCAAATATATTATACATCAATCGTTGTTAAGATAACAACCTATATATCTATATGTGTCTAATGGATTATTCGAGATTTTAAAATGGCCGCGTAAATACCTCTACTTTCCCCCAAGTTAAGTTGCGAATTTCGTTTTCCAAAAGTGAAAGGCCGTCTGGTGAATCATCGTGCTTCACCTTGCCAGTTCGGGTGTATGTCACCAGTTCACGCATCATTTGCCCATACTGGTCGGAGGGTTTATAGAGAGATTTATCCTTGAAGTAAAAGTGTTTTAATATACCATCAGATGCCATTTCGATGCGCGTCTGCTTGTTGCTGATAGTACGCCTCGTTCTAATGCTCACACGACCGCCCATTTTCTTAACAAGTTCTTCAACATCGCGTGCAAAATATGTCCCCGCATTGTTGCTCTCGAAAGTAGCAACCGAAACCTTGTGCTCTACCAGCTTTTTAGCGCATTGCGGTTTCGTCACCTCTGGAGTACTGTTATCAAATACACAATCCTCAATAAATGTGTCTTCTCCGTAGATATATCCAATCGGCATCATAACACTGTCTCCGCCACCTTCTGCCGTATCACAGACAGAAATAATAGCATCCGGCTCACGGTCAACGGGCAACTCAAAATATCGGTTCAATTCATTCTCTGGGAATAATAAGCCTTTTGCTTCAAATGGCTGCTGCTGAAATTCAGATTCAAACTGTTCTGCGGACAACATTTCACGCTGATCCCTGAAATACTGTGTCGTGAATACCTTTTTACCATCTCTGGTATACTCAAAATTGCTTTCATCGGTAATAAGGTCGAGCGCAGGAGTTTCGATAATTTTCATCCGTTTTCTCTGCTTCCGCATCTCCTCCTGGAGCCGCCCAATGGGGTCATACAAGGAATACCGTGTCCCGCATATCACGACTGGCGTACCCTCGATTGCACGGCCTAGAATATCGCCAGATATAACCTCCCATTTTGCGTCCAAGCGATTTCGATTCTTGGCTTCCTCCCGGCCCTCAACGCAGTCATCTAGATAAAGTAAATTCGTAGCTTCAGAAAGACCGACTTGCCGTGCATCAATCGAGCGGCACATGATGGTTGGAAACCGCGATTTATTTAACAGGTTAATCGTCTTGCTGTCCGCATTAGTTTGAATCAGCTTACTACTCGGAAACACATCGTAAAACAAATACTCATTCGGCGTTTGCAGATACTCAAGACATCCCTTATAGAAGGACATTACAAGATCGTCGCCAGTACCTTCCATAAGCGTTGCCCGATCAGGGAACTTCCCAGACAGCATATTTACAAAGTTGATCCCAAGCTGGGACTTTCCCGCTCGTTTCGGCATGGATATGGACAAGAAATCAAGTTTTCCATCCAATATCTCCTGATATGCGTCAACATACTTCTTCAAATAATGCCGTCTCGGAAGGTAAAATCTCTTTTCAGGCTTCCGGTCCCATTCCAAATAGCGCAGAAATGCATCAAAATCATACGGTGCATCAAATAGCAGACTCCGTTTGTTCAACTCAAACATGCGGAGGCTTTTTTGTTCTGCGGCGAATTTTGCAGACAGCCGACGTACCTCTTTGTTTTTCTCATGAGCCAGCTTAAAATCCTCTGGCTCCAACAATCTGATCGAATCGAATGCATCAGATAGCGCAGACGGATCGGACAAATCCCTCTGAAATGCCCTCTCTACCAACTCCCGAATTTCCATGAAAAAAGTGCCTCCTATCCCGTAAGATAAAAGGCACTTGGCACTGTTCGCTCCATCTGGAGAGGCACTTGGCACTATATACGCCCGCCCTGTGGCGGGGTGCAATATTTAATCTCCACCAGCCTTAAAATTATATACTGGCTTGATGATTTTCAAAATTTTAACTGTTGGCTCTATATTCTCCGTGATTGCTTCCATACTCTTGTAAGCCATCGGGCATTCATCAAGCGTTTCCTGATTGACTGATGTGGTATAAATTCCACTCATCTGCTTCTCAAATTCTGCAACGGTAAACCTCTCTTTAGCCTTCGCCCGGCTCATTAAGCGTCCAGCACCATGCGGAGCGGAACAATTCCAATCTTCATCTCCTTTGCCAATTCCGATAATGCTTCCATCCCTCATGTTAATAGGTATAAGCAAAACCTCACCACCTTTGGCAGATACAGCACCCTTACGAAGTATCATGCTGTCAGTGTCAATGTAATTGTGAATTGTCGTAAACTGATCTTCAACATGAACTCCCATTCCAGACACGATCCCGTCTATCATAGCCTGCCTGTTAATTTCAGCAAACCTTTGGACTATTTTCATGTCGTGAATGTAGTCATCAAATAAAGCCCCGTCAACATAGGCAAGTGTCTTAGGAATATCGCATTTATATTCAGACTTGTATCTTTTGATTTCCTGTTGGATTTCGCTCTGTCTACCAGCAGCTTTTAATTCTTCTATTAGTTTTTCAAGGCCATCGTTTTTGTCGGATAATTTTTTGTATCCAGCCTCTTGATAATACTTTGCAACTTCCAATCCCAAGTGCCTACTGCCAGAATGAACTACGATGTAGAGTCGCCCTTGTTCATCCCGGTCAACTTCGATGAAGTGGTTGCCGCCGCCCAATGTCCCGACGCTTTTTTTCGCTCTTTCTAAGTCAACTTTATCCGCACAGCGCAAAGCCGATAAATCTACTCGGTCAAAATACCTGTGTGCATTGTACCTTATTTCAAACCCTGCCGGTATATTCTCTCGAATAACATTGTCAAGCCGTTCCATATCAAGATTGGATTCTTTGATTTTAGCGGTTTCCATTCCGCAGCCAATGTCAACCCCGACAAGGTTTGGCACAACCTTATCCTTGATTGTCATTGTAGTCCCAACAGTACATCCAGCTCCAGCATGAATATCAGGCATCAGTCTAATTCTACTTCCAGTGCAAAACTCTTGATCGCACAATTCCTTAACCTGTGCAATGGAAGCATCGTCAACAACATCTGTAAAAATCTTAGCGGTATTATATTCCCCTGCAACTTCTCTCATTTTACCTCCTATACATCCACCTTATTCCAATTCGCCAACACCGCCAGCATGTGAAGCCCTATCTTCTCCGGGTCATACTTGTTTGCCGAACATATCATCCGTAAGCCATCAGGGGTGAGCAGTCGCCCTTCTTCCTTATCCCGGATCATCTTCATGTATTCCTCGTACTGCTTGTTCGTCAGTTTGTGCATATCATCAATCCTCCGCCGGTTCAGGGTATGGCATCCAGTTAGTAACCTCTAAATCATGCCATGTCGTCCATTCCATTTCGCAAATATTCCACTCTTGTACTTCCCACGCCTGCAATTTTTCATTCCACCTTACATCGTGAGACACAAATTTTTCACCGGGTTCTGCGTCTACAACAAATCCTCTATGAAAGGCTGTCACCATCACCGGCTCCATGTCTGGTGGCATCCTATCAGTGCATTTGATCCAGTCCATCTTTATGACCATTCCTTTCCGCTGCGCTCCAAGGCACCAAAGGGAATGAAACCGAAGTACCTCTGACGCAACTTATCTAAATTTGTTAGACTGTACTTGAGGAAGCAGGCACACTACAGAGCACGTGGAGGTGAGTAGGCCCAGCCCTTGCTGGACTGAATCTTTATGTGTGCCGGACGCTCTTTCAAGCACCAATGAGTAGGGCTTTGCACCCTGTAACCTTATCTTTGGAGAGACGGACTACTTCAATCTTTCAGTGGGCGTCCAGTCCCTGCCTGTTCCCTCAAATACACTGTTTCGAGGGGATGTGTTATGCTCAAAATCGTTTATCGTGTCTGCTGCGGGATGGACGTCCACAAGTCCTTTGTCGTTGCCTGTATTGCTTCTACCACTGAGTATGGAGTAACAACCTACAAGAGCAAGCATTTTTCCACCTTCACTGGGGACCTACGCCGTTGTGCAGCCTGGTTGGCTGAGAATAGCTGCAAAGATGTGTGCATGGAATCCACGGGAAAGTATTGGATTCCCATCTACAACATTCTGGAGCCAACCTGTAATATCGTTCTTGCTCATCCGAAATACGTGAAAGCGATTCGGGGCAAGAAGACCGACAAGCGAGACGCCAAGTGGATCGCAGACATCTTCAAGCACGACCTTGTCGCCGGAAGCTTTATCCCACCGGCAGATATTCGCCAGCTTCGGGATTTGGTTCGTTATCGTTGGAAACTTACCAACTTCACTACCGGCGAGAAAAACCGGGCACAGAACTGCCTAACCGTTTCCAATATCAAGTTGGATGATGTGTTCTCAGATGTGTTCGGCAAAACCGCCTCTGCAATTACGACCAGGATTTTAGAAAATCCAGCTGAGAAAATTACGGATGTTTCCGGTTTCCGCACCAAAGGCATGAAAGCGACCAATGAACAGGTGCTCGCCGCTGTGGACGGAGAGATGTGTGAAGAACAGGCTGAAAAGCTCCGCATCATCCGTTCCCACATGGATAGTCTCCAACTGTGCAAACTTGATTTGGAATCACTGATTCTGGCAACTGCTGAGAAATATCTTCCTCAACTGGGCCTTGTTATGACGGTGCCGGGTATCCAATCCTTTACCGCAATCGGCATCATTTCCGAAATCGGAGTGGATATGTCCGTGTTCCCCACCTCGAAGCATCTTTGCTCCTGGGCTGGGCTTACGCCGCAGAACAACGAAAGTGCCGGGAAGAAGAAAACCACCAGAATCAGCCGGGCCGGAGCCTACATCAAACCGCTGCTTGTTCAGTGCGCCCTCAATGCGGTTCGTGCCAAGAAATTCCCAGAAGTCCGCAATCGCTACCTTGCTCTCAAGAAACGCCGTGGACACAAGAAAGCAATCATCGCCATTGCCAGAATGCTCCTTACAGCTATTTACAACATTCTCAAGAAAAATGAGTCTTACAATCCTGAACTTTACCGGCAGACAGACCGACCTCCAGCGCACCGTGAGGTTTCCGTGGCGGAAGCCATCTTCATTCTCCAGCGGCAAGGTTATCTGGTAGCTGCTCCACCTACGCCATAGACTTTAAGCATACCTTCGTTTTTCGCCCACTTTTAGTGGGCTTGGTTTTGTGCGCCCTTTTCGCAATGGTGCTTTGACTACAATGTTTCAACCTTATCATCCTCCAGCTCTCTTGGCAAATCCTTCAATGTCCAACCAAAGTATGTTAGTCTTGGAGGTGCTTTCTTCCCTCTTAACGATAATGCAATCATATAAAACCCTTGCGCTATTTGTTTGATAGACCTTTCAGAGTCATCCTTCCCAAACTTTTCATAATTTTCGCTTGCCCATAGCTTCAAATTCCGAACTATATGTTCATTCCCAGATGGATCTACAAGAACCCATATTTTTGATGTTATGTTTTCTTCTGTCCGCTCAAACCTGGGGTCTCCAACTTTCCGTGCCCTCGCCCGCGCCGCAGCCTCGTCCATATCGTCCCAAAGCCCGCTTTCTCGCGCCGCTTTCTTTGATTTTTCACTCCACTTGAACCTTCTCCCGGTTCTTATATAATTCCCCCATTTTTTGCTGCACTCTTCCGAACACGTCGTCTTTTTTGCGCTCGGAAACGATTTGAATAGTTTTCTGCAAACTGGACACACCTTCCAGCTATTACCTGTATATATTTTTGAGCAATCGGGACAGAATTGTGGAGTTTTTTGTCCGTTTAATTCAATATCAAACTTTTCCTCACATCCAGGGCAAACCGCCCTAACCGTATCATCTATCTTTGGCCCTCTTGACACACATCCGCAAGAAACCGTCTGCTGTATTAAATTATTTGTAGGAATAACCGCTACACTACCACAATCGCACTTGCAGAACCACATTGTATGCCGGTCATCATTCGCCCGCTTTCTGACGGGCCGGATAGCGACCAATCGGCCAAACCGTTGCCCAATTAAATTCTTCCTTACATCCAAGGAGCATCATCTCCCTTTTTGTTTTGCTCGGATTTTTAGGAACCCTTCTTTTCGGCCCCTTTAACTGACTTTGCATCAACAGGAATGGGAAGATACCCCTCTTCATTCGGTCCATCTTTTACAAGACATACAGAATACCCAACAGACTTGGCTAGCCTGCAAAGAGTAGAAAGCATAATATCTCCCTTGCTCATAGGAGTTGAAATCGCACTCACTGTCTTATATCCAGCTTCCTCTGCCCACTTCTTTTGCGATATACCCTCTTGCGCCATTAAAACATTCATGGCTTTCTTAAATTCCATTCAAACTCACTCCATTTAGGATTTTATTCTATATATTTAGTATACCCTGAATATTCAGAATAGTCAAGAGACTTTTTTAATTTTTCGGTGGTAGAGAGACTGAGGTAGGAGATGGCGGCTCCGGTCTATCCCCCGGGGGTGTCCGGCTGGCGGTGCCCCTTATATATGATATTAAGAGATACCGCAAAATAAAATTGAACAAAAATAATATTTGTTGCAATCTTACAACCTATATATAAAAAATATAATACTATAAATATAGAAAAAATCATTGACAATACTAAATATATAGGATATACTAGCATCAGAACCAAAACAATACAGCCCACCCGTGAAGACGAGCGGACAGGAACAACCACGACAGGCCACAGGCCTGGAGGAAACGGAAATGAAAGAATACAGGATCAGAGGATCGTTGGAAATCGTCAAGGCCAGCTGCATAAAGCAGGCCCTCTTGAAGCTGGTGGACGCTGATGGCGATTTTACTTACAGACCGCACTGGTACACAAAAAGCGGCCGCAAATCGTGGGCCGAATTTGAGACCAGCTACGGCTACAAAGGAATTTTGGAGGAGGTATAACCCTCTACGCACCACAGCCCGCCCCAGAGGTAACGAGGGCAAACAAAACGCCCCGGCCACCGCTTGCAACAGCGACCGAGGCAAGAAGAACCCCAGAAGCACCACCAACCAGGGCAACCCCATTATACACGGGGCCGCCCTCCATGACAAGGAGGAAAAACAAATGATCAGTATCACAATTTATCTTGACGGAAAAACCAGTGAGTGCGGCTATAAATACGTTGTTCAACGCGATTGCATGGCCTGGACAGCCTACCGCACGGATAGCGGATTCCGCCGTTTCCTGGCTCTCTACGGCCTCAAAATCAACCCACAATTTACACAACTCCACGACATGCAGGCCGTAGGTAAGGGCCGCGTCATTACAACCGCTTGCTATGATAAGCGCGTTACAGATGGTCGCTACTTTTGGAGCTTGGACGAGGTGCCAGAAAATGCGCGTCGGTTTGTCTCCCTCTGTAATGGGGAATATGTTGATTGCTATATTACGGACGACGGGCAGACAGCCACGGTTTACCGCCCAAACCCGAACGCTAAAAATGTATATATCCCGTACAACTACCGGGAAATGGACGATAAAATCGGGTAAGGAGGGCCGCGCAATGAAACTTGTAAGCATTGTATTTGAAAAGGCCGCCAGCGAATACAGGTTATATTACAAGGACGAGAAAACCGGGAAGCCCTATCACATCACAGCAAATCACCTGTTAGACAAAGAGAAACTTTGGGCCAGAGATGCAAACTATCATCAAGATCCCTATCGCATCAGCTGGACGATTGCTTGACCCGCCCGCCGGAGAATGGAGAAAATGACCATGAAGAAAAGAGAAATTGACACTGCGGCCCGTTTTGGACTGCTTGACCGGCTGCAAGCGTTGGAAAACGATTTGACAGCGATTCCCGGAACAACATACATTGATTTTGATTTGTCCGGCCTGTATGACCGTTGTCCGCTCTGTTTTGTCGTTGGTTATGATATTGACGTAAGACGGGAAGATTATTTTGAGGCCCGCCGGGAATGGCTCAAGGCGGTTATCATGGTATTTTTGGCGCATGATTTGCCCCCGACAGGAGACACCATAGAGGACTACGGCGCAAGTTATTATTTTGTGCGCCGCATCGGCAAGACGTGGGAGGAGGTGACCCCCGCTTGATTATCCTGTTTATTTTGGCTCTTCCGATCATGATTATCTGGGAGACGGCGAAAAAATCTTGAATACCGCCAGCGCCCGCCCTGGAGCTTCCTGGGGCGGGTTTTCTTTTGCTCATGTCCCTATGCCCTCCAGTAGCTTCCCGCCGCTTGTGTGGCCTCATATGGTCAGCAGGCGGCATTTTTGCGCCCGTATCCAGCGGGGCAGGAGAGAGGTAAAACGCAAAGCCTCAGTAAAGGCCATTTGCAGGCCCGCAAGGCGACCTTGTCGTCCTGTAGTGTCCCTATATTCCCACTCGCCAAAACGTCCCACAGCGGCCCGCACAGCGCCACACAAGACATAAAGCAACCCCGGCCCACTCCATCAGGAGCAAGCCGGGGTATTATTATTTGTTGCGGGCCAGGGAGAGGACGGCGCAGCGCGCTTTGCCAGCGTCCCACCAGGCGCAGCGGGAGCCGTCACACCGACCGCCGATATACTCCACGCGGGGCGGCTCCCCGTCGGCCCGGCACTTAATCACGCTAGCCTTCAGCGTTGCGGCCAGATCGGGCGCGGGGTCAAGGTTCCAAAACCCCAGCACAGGCGACCTGGTGGCTTTCAACGGGCACAGCTTCCCACGCGTGAGGCCGTCATAGTCGATAGTCCCTGATGGATTTTCATCCATAGTCGTTTGATAGTCGCTGGCCTCTCCACCATAGTCGCTGGCATAGCCGATAGTCGTTTCCATAGTCGTTACTCCTCCACCACCACAGACCCGGCGATCCGCTCTTCAAGCTGCTTTTGGTCGGGAGAGTCGCCGAGGGGTTGATTTGGTGTCAGGACGACCTCTTGCTGATCCTTCATGCCGAAATAGTTCTTTGCCCTAAAAATGTAAACAACGGGGTTAATTTTGCCCTCTGTGACCATTTCAGACTCAAAAGATGCAATAAATCCTTTGGCTTTTTTAATGAGGTCCATGCGCACAGAGCTGCACCCAATCCCATTTTCCCAGTTCCAAACCGTCTGCTTGATAGTCCCTAATGCCATGACCATCTTCTCAACAGTAGGCAACTGTCCTGTTTTTTGGCAGGTGTCAAAGAACTCATATAGTCGCTCTCTGCACTCTTCATCGGATTTAACAATGGGTCTATCATAGAACATCATACAGTTACCCATACAGCGGGATATATCTTCTGCCTTTGCTCCAGATATGACGCTTGGAAAGTTCTCTTTGCCTCCACGGCCTCTTGCCTTTACGATAGTTTTCCCCTGCTCCATAGTCGTATCATTCTTGTTCAGAGTTGTCACCTTCTTTCGCAAACCCAAACCTCTCTCTTGCTCTCTTTGCCATGTTTTCCCGCTGTTCGTCCGATAGTTCCTTTGGTGCGCGGACTTTAATCCACTTCTTAGGGAAAGTATATTCCCTCATTCCTTCACCACTTCTAAGTAAAGTAATTTCTTTGTGTTTTTCGGCAAGTACATCTAATCGGCGGATCAGGGCACGGTCCATCGTGTAGCAGGAGGCAAGAGGCTCTTCCTGATTGTAGTTATAGATAGTTTCCATTTCGTATTTTGTTAAGTCCAATGTTCGTTCCTCCATTCGAGAAAGGACATCTTCTTGAAAATCATAGTCGCCACAATGTATTTGATAGTTCCTGAGTTGGTCATAAAGTAGAGTTTTGATAGAATAGGAGCGATGTCTTTGAAGTAAGGCTCCCATGTAGGATTACTATATTTCATTTTTTCTTATAACCCCCCATTAAATCATATATCATGATATTCTATTTGTCAACCTCTAGTCCATGAATTTTTTTGATTGGCCGGTAATACTTCTCAATTGTGGCCCATCGTTCTCCACAAAATTGACATTTCCTGTGACGTTCTATTCTCCCTCCCATAACCGTATGACTTCCATAAACAACTCCCTCTTTGCCGCAATTAGGGCAAATTCTAGCTGCTGTAATATTATCTGGCATCATCCACCTCCGCCAATGCGTTAAACTCGTCTCTGTTAAGCGGCTCCGTCGGTCTTTCCTGTGGTGCTAATCCTCGGACCCGCAACGCCGTTAAAATCGCATCTGTGTTAAGCCCCAAAAAAGTTGATAGCTGCCGCATAGAGTATCCTTCTGCGCGTTTGAGCGATACCCACTCCCACTGCGCATCAGAATACATATCACCAGGGAAATGGTATCTACGAACCATCAATATCCCCCTTCATTTTCTAAAAGCCACTCTTTCAACTCAACATGGGCTTTTGCAAATGCGTACTCCATATCACAATGTTGTACATTGACTACGCATTTCTTTTCGTTTTCTACAATAAGATGTACGATTATGCACCAATCAACAACAGAAGAATATGCTATTTCTAGCCAAACTTTCCGGCGTTCTGTAAGATTGTCTATGAAGCGAAGAAATTCATTCATCTTTGCCCATCTCCAAAAACTTCTTGCACTTCATCCGCACCTCCAACGATCTCCTCATGCTGCCCGCTCTCCCCGTCGCGCCTGTTCCATTTTTCAATGATAATTCTGACTGCCTCGCCCATATCAAAGCAACAGTTCGCCATGGGGTTTGTGTAAATGTGAGTTTCCAATCCGCAATCTGTGCATACAATAGAGAACTCTGCTGCTCCAGTCACAGTGTTCAGCTTACAAAGCATTACTTCTCCGCCGCAATGCGGGCAGTTTTTCAGTTTAATCATTGTCGCCCTCCCCGTCGTAGATGTTGCCGATGATCTTACTATACGGCACACGGTTAAAATCTACATACCGTCCATCATTGCTTTCCAAGGTGAACCCGGCTTCAAGTGGATCGTACTCCACCACAAAAGTTCTTTTTTCATGTGGGTCAAACAGCCTGTCCCCCTCAAACACCTTCGTACCGTCCCTATCAATGAGCCCCGTCCACTCGCAGACCGTGGAGGGGTCAACCTCAATCCCATAGAACGCAGAGGCATACATTGGAATGATATAGTGCTTTTCTTGCCCAACTGGCCCAATACAGCAGTAGAATCCATCTACACATTCTCCATTATCCAGCCGCTTGGCTTTGAAAAGGATTTCTCTCATTGAGCACCTCCTACAATAATAATTACGGTTTAAGGCGCGGCAGCCAGCCGCGTCTTTTTCC